GTTGCGATCGAGCGAAGGCCGGCGATGCGCTCGCGCTCCGCGGTCACGGCGGCCGTCACGGCCTGGTCGCGTTCCGCGGCGGTGAAAGTAATTTCGTCCATAGTCGCTTTGCTTCCCTTCTTCGGCACGGGCTTGCGGCCCTTGCCTCCCGCGGAGAGCTCCGCGAGCACGGTTTCAAAACTGCCAATCGAGTCGGCGAGGCCGGCGTCGATCGCCTGTTGCCCCACGAAGATGCCGCCCTTTCCGAAATCGTTCAGGACGGTTTCAATAGCTACGCCGCGATTGCGCGCGACCGTCTCGACAAAGACTTGCGCTTGCGCGTCGACGGCGGCTTGAATGTGGTTCGCGCCGTCTTCCGTTCCGGGATCGGCGTTTTTCATCGGCGATTGCGACGACACGAATTTGAAGGTCTTAACGCCCTTCTTTTCTTGCGCCGCAGTCGTGTCGACCGTCGCCCATTGAACGCCGATCGAGCCGAGGATCGCCGTCGGCTCGACGACGATCTTATGCGCGGCGCTTGCAAGCCAATAGGCCGCGCTGGCGCCGGCGCCCGAAACGTAAGCGATGATCGGAACCTTGTCGCGCGCGTCGTAAATCGCTTGCGCGAGCTCTTCGGCGCCCGCGACCTCGCCGCCAGGCGAATCGATGTTGAGTGCGATCCCCTTAACGCCGGCGTCGAGCGCCGCTTGCAAATCGCGGCGCATGACGTCGTAAGACGTCGCGCCCGAAATCGCCGTCATGAGATTCGCGCGCTTAAACATGGGTCCGGTCGCGTTGATGATCGCGACCTTGTCGCGGACTTGCGCGCGATCGGCGCCGGCGAGCGTCTTCGCCCGATAGCGCTCAAGCGCCTCCGGCGTCACCTCATTTTGACGCGCGGCGATATCGAGCAAGCGCGTGAGCGCTTCCGGCTCCATCGCCCAGGCCGCGTTCAGCGCGGCGGAAAGTGCGAGCGGCGCCGTTTCCGCGCCGTCGAGGGTTTCTTCTTCCATTGATCAGCCTCCGCCGCTGTCGCCGCCGGGGTCGGGCTCCGGCTTTTCCGGAGCCGGGACCGCCGGCTTGATTCCCGATTGCTCGCGGATCGCGCACTCGCGCCCGCGTTGCTCTTGATTGCGCTTCCAATTGCCGCCGGTCGTTTCCGTCGTGACCGACTCCACGGTCTTGACGCCGAGGTCGATCCACTTTTCGGCGGCGTTCGCGTCTTTGACCGCGTCGAGCACGATCGGCGCGCGGCCGATCCAATCCGAGCCCGACCAGGCGGCGCGCCGAACCGGATCGTCGAGGAAGCCGGGCGCCTTGACGATCCCGCGCGAGACGGCCTCGTAAAGAAACCACTCGTAAACCGGCTGGCAAAAATCCGTCGCAAGCCAATTGCGGCGATCGGCGAAGAACTGGCGGGCCGTCTCGATCGCGGCCTTGCTGGCCGTGTAGGAGCTCGAAAAGTGCATGATCAGCACTTCGTAAGGAATGCCGAGCGCGATCCCGATTTGCCGGATCACGGCCAGGAAGAACGGATCGAAATTCGCGTTCGGCCGGTTCGGATTCGCGATCGTGACGTCTTCGTCGGGCGCGAGCTCCGCGATCGTGCCGGAGCCGAGCGCCATTTCGCCTTTGTCTTCGTTGGCGCCGGCGCACTCGATTCCTTGCACCGGCGAGCCGTCGCCGGTCGTCTTGATAAAGACGGTGAAGAACGCCGACACGACGGCGGCCATGAGCTCCGCCTCCGCGTAGCGGTCGAGTTGCTTCAAGGACTCGATCACCGGCGCGAGCGCGGGAATGCCGCGCGTCTGCCCGATGCGATCGACGTCGAGCAAATGGATCATGAGCGGCAAGCCGTATTCGCCGCGAGCCGGAATCCGCTTCCAATCCTCTTTCGTGAGGGGAGACAGGAGCGCGTTGTCGCCGGGATGCCGATTGAGGACGTGGAAGGCGACGACTTCGCCGTCGTCGTCGAGCTCGATCCCGTCGCGGACGGCGTCGTCTTGCTGGCGGTCGATCGGCGTCGAGACGCGGTCGGCCTCAAGCAATTGCACGCAAAGCGCGAGGAACGACGTCGACTCTTTGTAACGCCGGAGGGCGAACATATCGCCCGAATCCCAAGCGCTCGTGAACGCAACGGCTTGCTGCTGATAAAAATTGAGGCGGCGCGCGACGTCGGAGGTCTTCGACCTCGCCCAAAGGTGAAAGAGCGCTTCCGTCGAGGCCTCCCAGGCCTCCGCCGCCTCTTCCGAAATTCCCAGGAGGTCGCGATCGACCTTCGCTTGCAAGCGGAGGCCGGAGCCGACGACGTTCGTCTTCGTCGTGTTGCGGGCGCCGCGTGCGATCGGGGCGTTGCGGCCCAGGTCGCGCGAGCGGGCGCGGAGCGTTTCCAGGTCGCCGAGCGAATCCGAGTCCGCGGAGCCGGCCGACGGGTTGAAATTGCGGAGGCTGGTCTTGTCGCGCCTGGCGCCGGCAAACTGGCCGGCGAGCGTGAGCCCGTAGCGCATTCCGGCCATGCGGGCTGCGCGCTCCGGAGCGAAGACGGAGACGGCGCGCTCTAGGAGCGTCAATTGCGAGTCGCTCATAGCGGCACGATCCGGCGGAGCCGAACGCCGCCGCGGGCTAGTTGCGCGACCTTTTGCTCAAGGCGCGCGCGCTCCGGATACATCCAACGGAGGTCGCCGCGCCAAAGCTCGCGATCGCCAATCGTGTAGCGCTGCGACTTTTCCGCCGCCTGGATCGCCATATTGATTTGCGCGAGCGCTTGCGCCGGCGACATGGTCGCGAACGGCGAGTCTGCCGGCGGAATGGTTGCGGGATCGGCCATTGCCTCACCTTGCGGTGAGGCGCGCTATCTTTCAGGGCCGTTCCGGTCGCCCTAGGCTAAGTCGTCGATCAGGATTGACGGCTCCGAAGCCCCAACGGCCCCGATCCCTATAAGGCCGCCACTCCCCGCCCTGCGGAATAGCTGCGGCTCTAGCTCCGAAACCCATTTTCCGAGTAGGACTTGCACGAGCGCTTCGTCGCGCTCCGCCGCCTCCAAAGCGCGCTCCCGAACCAATTCGGTCAAGTCAGGGATCGTCCAAGAATAGGAGTAAGGTCCGCTCATACGCGGACCTCACCGCGCGGATAGCCCGGCTTGATCACGTCGGCCATTGTCGGCGGCTTGGCGCCGGCGAGCATCATACGGAGCGCGACGTCGATCGGGCCGGAGACGGCCGTCTTATGGTTTTCCATTTTCGCGACGTGCTCGTCTCCGTATTTGTCGGAGAGGGCCAGCGCCCGCGCCAGCTCGCGCTTCGTGACAGGCCGATCGAGTCCCCAAACGGCGCCCAAGCGAACGCGCACGTCGCCGATATCCAGCGGTTCGCCGATCGGCGGAGCGTTGCTTTTCTTTGCCATTGCGAATCCCTTTCCCATGCGAGTTATGTCCGGAATAAAAACGGTCGTCAAGCGGTTGCTCCACGGCTGCGAACACGCCGGCCCTTCGTCGGCACTTTCGGCGTCGGGGAGGCGTTCGGATTGTTCGCGCGCGCTTGCACTTGCGCGTTGAGAGCGCCCAGGCGGCCGGCAATGTCGATCGTCGTCGATTTGAGAGCCGCATAGGCGTAAATCCGACAATCCCAGGGCTCGTTACGCTTCCCAGGCGGGCACTCCCAAACCTTGAACGGCCGCCCGAATTTGTATTTCGTGATCGCCTTTTCGACCGTGAGGCCGGCGAAATAGGCTTCGTCGTAAGCGTCACGGCGCGGGAAATGGCAATATCCCGGCCCGCCCTGATTGCCGGCCGCGTCCGGCCCGATCATGAGCCGCGCTTGCATCGTGCTTTTTGCCTGGTCGACGCCCAAGACGAAAACGTCCGTCTTCTTCGCGACGTTCCGAGTCGCCTTCTTCGGCCAAATCGGAATGCCCGGCCCGCCGCGGCCCTTCACGGCGAAAATGCGGCGGTTCGCACGCGGCCGGCAAAAATCATAAACGGCCGTCGTATGGTGGCCGCCGGAGTCGACCGCGCCGGCCTCGATCCGGAACGTCGCGCCCGTTGGATGCCTGAACGTGCGGAGGAAAACGTCGTCGAGCGCTTCCCAAAACTCCGGCGTCGACGGATCGGCGTAG